GGTTATATTGATATAGAAGAAAAAGACAGAATAATTCATTAGACTATACTGTAGGCACGATTGTTGCTTACCCTACATTACCCCTTACCAAACTAAATAAACGCCTAAATCAAAGAATATGGAAGTCTGAGGCTTGTTTTAGGGTATAATATAAGGGAATTTCGCATATCTTTATAAAGGACAATATGAACCCGTATGGATAAAGAAACTAAATATCAAGCATTAGCTAGTTGGCTTAATTACCGACTAGAAAATTGGCGAAACCATAGAGATATGAACTATGTCCGTCAATGGGATGAATATTATCGTCTGTGGAGAGGTATTTGGCTGCAAGAAGATAGAACTAGGCAGTCAGAAAAATCAAGACTTATTGCTCCAGCTTTACAACAAGCTATTGAGTCGTCAGTAGCAGAACTAGAAGAAGCAACTTTTGGTCGTGGTAAATGGTTTGACATTCAAGATGACATGCTTGACCAAGACCCAAGTGATGCTGAATATGTTAGAAACCTACTTCAAGAGGACCTTGAAAAAACTGGCTGTAAAGATGCGGTCTGTGAGGTATTTTTGAATAGTGCCATTTATGGAACGGGTATAGGTAAGATAGTTGTTGATCAGACTATCGAAAAAGCTCCCGCAGAAGTGCCAGTCGCAGGCACTCTCACTACCACTCGACAATTGGTCGAATACCCTTCCATTGATGTGCGTATTGAACCTATTAGTCCTAAAGAATTTTTGATTGACCCTTCAGCTAACTCAATAGATGAAGCATTAGGTGTCGCCCACGAAGTTATTAAACCTAGATACCATGTTGTTGAAGGTATACGCTCTGGAATATACAGAGATGTGCCTTTAGATGGTGATTATCAAACTGTTAAATTCGGCTATGACCCTGAAATTAAATCGAATGACGAATCTGATTCAGTAAAAATTACTGAGTATTGGGGATTAGTACCTAAACGCTTTTTAAAGGCAAGTAAAGATAAAGACGATTTTGAATATACTAAGTCTGACGAGTTGGTCGAAGCTGTGGTTACTATCTGTAATGACGAATACATACTAAGAGTAGAAGAAAACGCTTTTATGATGGAAGATCGCCCTTTCATCTCATACCAACACGACATTGTGCCAAACAAATTTTGGGGTAGAGGTGTAGCAGAGAAAGGTTATAACCCACAAAAGGCTTTAGATGCTGAAATGAGGGCGAGAATTGACTCTCTAGCACTTACAACAACACCAATGATGGCTGCCGATGCTACAAGATTGCCACGAGGCATCAAATTTGAAGTTAGACCTGGCAAAACTGTATTAACTAATGGCAATCCTAGAGATGCAATTATGCCTCTTGATATGGGTACTACAGATCCTTCAACATTTAACCAAGTAGCCTCACTACAAAACATGATTCAAATGGGTACGGGTAGTGCTGATACTGGTTCAGCACAAAACGATACTGCTTCTGGCATGTCTATGATGCAAAGTGCAGCAATCAAGAGACAAAAGCGTACTTTAATGAATTTTCAAAACACATTTCTTATTCCTATGATTAATAAATGTATGTGGAGAAAGATACAGTTTGATGTAGACAGATACCCTGTAAGTGATTACAAGTTTATCCCATACTCAACTATGGGGATTATGGCTAAAGAGTTAGAAATGACTCAAATGGTACAAATGTTACAAGCTATTCCTAAAGATTCGCCCGCATTTAATGTCATATTATTGGCAATGTTCCAAAACTCATCTATTCACAATAGAGATCAAATTGTTAATGCGCTAATGCAAGGTAATCAGCCAGACCCACAACAACAACAAATGCAGCAAATGGCTATGGAGTTGCAAATGCAACAAGCACAGGCTGACATACAAAAAACAGTAGCTGAAGCAGAGGAAGAAAAAGCTAAAGCAATGAAGTGGCAATCTGAGGCAATGTTAAATCAGCCTAATGAAATAGATTTCCAACAGAAAATACTTAAATTGCAAAAAGAAGCAATTGGGTTAGAAAAGACTGCTGCTGATATAGAAAACAAACGCTCAGAGACAGCTAGGAATATACCTGAAGTAGATCATCTACAATCAGAGACTATATTAAACCTGGCTAAAGCAAGAGAAGCTGGACAAAGAGTAGCAGTAAATACAAATATTCAATAAACGATAATCATCAATGGCAAAAGCAGATGACCGTTTTATAGAAGATCGATTAGCAATGATGGAGACCGAAGGATGGCTCGACCTTATTGCTGATTTAAAAACTATTCAGGAAGGTGTGGTCAATATCGACACAATGACTGATGAAAAGGACCTTTGGGAAGCTAAAGGTCAGTTGAACATTTTAAGGTTTTTATTAACTTTAGAAAATACAACAAAAATCGCAATGGAACAATCTGACTAAAGTTTAACTCTTAGTAAGACTCCAATTTATCACTTCATAACCCCACAGGGGCGGAGAAACCATGTCAAGTATAGTAGTAGATGAAGCATCTTCAGCGGATGCACCAATAACAAATGAACAGGAATTAACAAAAGAAATTACACAAGAGGCACAGGCGGAAGAAACTCCACAACCTAAGTCTACGATTCCTGAGAAATTTGCTGGGAAGTCAACAGAAGAATTAGTAGAGATGTACCAGAATGTCGAGAAGATGATGGGCAAGCAAGCCAGCGAAGTTGGTGAGCAACGCAAATTAATTCAAAGCCTAATGGAATCTCAAAACAGAGCAGCAGAAGCTACTCCAAATGTAGAAGAAACTGTTAATTTTGAAGATCAGTTTTATAGTGATCCTGCCGAGGCAGTAAACAAAGCTATAGAAAATCATCCAGAGTTAATAGAAGCAAGACAAGAACGAAAAATCCAGCAACAACAACATCAAGTTAGTGTCTTAGAAAAAGCATACCCAGATTGGCAAGATAGAGTAGCCAGTAAACAGTTTCAAGATTGGGTAGGCTCATCTGAGATACGCACAGAGATGTTTAGAAAAGCCGATAGTGATTATCGACCTGACTATGCTATAGAACTATTCGATATGTTCGATAAAGTCAACATGATTGACAAGACCAAAGAAGTTCAGAAGCAAGAAACAGAAAAAAGAGATAAGGCACTTAAAGCAACTTCAACTGAGACTCGTTCTACTTCAGAAGCTATAGGCGGAAAGAAAGTTTACCGTAGAGCAGATTTAATTAATCTACAGGTAACAGACCCGAACCGATACGCATCTTTGGCTGATGAAATTCAGTCAGCATACGCAGAGGGAAGGGTTAAATAATAATACTATAAAGGAGAAGTAAAATGGCTTTGGGTTCAAACCAAGTAACGACTTCCGTAGCTAATAACTTCATCCCCGAACTATGGAGTGATGAAGTAATTGGAGCGTATAAGTCAAATCTAGTGGTTGCTAACCTAGTTACTAAGCTATCTCACAAAGGTAAAAAAGGCGATACTATCTATATCCCTGTACCTGCGAGAGGAAGTGCAAGTGCTAAAGCAGCAAACACACAAGTAACACTATCAGCAGCTACTAACACAAAGGTAACTGTGTCTATAGACAAGCATTACGAATATTCAAAGTTGATTGAAGATATTGCAGAAGTGCAGTCTCTAGCATCAATGAGAAAGTTCTACACGGATGATGCTGGCTACGCACTTGCCAAGCAGGTGGACTCTGACCTTTTTGCACTAGCAGAAGGTTTTCAAGGCGGTACAGTAGGCGGTACTGGTGCAGCAGCATATGAAAATGCTGTTATCGGTGGCGATGGTTCTACTGCATATACTGGTAACTCAACAAATGCTTCTGACATCACAGATGCAGGTATTCGTAGAATGCTACTAACTCTTGATGATGCAGATGTGCCGATGGACAACCGTGTATTAATCGTACCACCAATTTGTGCTAATGACATGCTTGGAATCAACAGATTCACAGAGCAGCAGTTCATTGGCTCTGGTGATGCTATCCGTACTGGTAAGATTGGACAAATCTACGGTGTTGATGTTTACATTACATCTAATGCCCCAACTCCTGCTGGTACTGACAGAGCAGGTATGCTCATGCACAAGGATGCTATGGTTCTAGCAGAGCAAGTTGGTGTTCGTTCACAAACACAGTACAAGCAAGAGTACTTAGGTGATCTATTCACTTCAGATACTATTTATGGAGTTGCAGAACTTCGTAATGATGCTGCTGTTGCGTTTGTAGTACCAGGTAGTTAATTAAGATGTAGCCCCCTTTAACGAGGGGGTTATTCTGAATTAATTAGGAGTTTACATGCCCTTCTACGATTTCAAATGCAAACAAAATCATGTGAGTGAAGAATTACGCTCTTATGATGAAATGAAAATGGGTATTGAATGCCCTAAATGTGGCAAACCTGCCAAAAGAATATTCTCAATTAACGATGTTAGACCTAGTTATGGATATGAAATGACTAGATTTGCTATGAGAGAAAAGAAAAGACTAAGCAAGGATAAATTTAATGGACATATTTGAAGATACTACAGGCTCAGATTCAACAGATTTGCTTGAAATAGACCGTTTTAAGGCAAAGATACAAGAGATATGGACAAGGATGCTTACTGAGTGTTATTCGCATTATTATGACGAGGATGATGAGGATAGTCCTTCTATGGATGAATTTATGGAAGCTAATGCCCTTAAATTTGCTAATGACCCTGAACCTGTAACCGAACTAGATACATTAATGGAC